GCCGTAATTAGATTCTCCAAACTGGCAGGTTTTGACTAGTTCCCGTTTCCATACGCAAACATGCCACGGCGCTCGAAGCGTAATTCCGTTAGGCTGAAAAGGCTCATCGCGATTATTCAGACCAAAAATGACTTTGGAAAATGCGCCGTTGTAATAGCTGTTTTGCTCAAATGTAATTACGTCTGGGCCTTGCTTTATTGCCAACAAGATTTCCGATACGTAATCCGGTTCGATGTCGTCGTCGTCGTCCACAAATGCAATGTATTCGCCTCGCGCAATGTCTAGCAATGCTTGCCGTTTTGCGCCGATTGTTCGCGTCCGGTTGTCAGCAAACGACAAATGCTCAACTGCTAAATCATTGCTTTGTTTTGCAATCTTTTCGGACAGCTTTGAGAGTTGCTCTTTTCGGCTTGGAATCGTCGGGGTCAGGATGCTTAGTTCTATGTTCATATTTTCTAAAGATTAGGTCGTAATTGGTTCTGTATTTATCGTGGTTGACCGGTCGTGGCGTGTCTCCTTTTCCTGCGCTCATTTCCTTTTCCAGTAGTTGTTGTGCGTGATAAGCTCCCATGCGTTAGCGTCGGAATGCTCCTTGACCGCTTTTGATACTTCATGCCAAGTCCAATCGTGGCCGGAAAAAATACCGTCTGGTTTAACTTTTGGATACCACGCCGCTAGGTCTTTGACAACCGAATTATAATCGTGCGCGGCGTCAATCCAGATGCCGTTGATTGATCCATTTTCAAATTTCAATGCCGCCTCTGCGCTGTCTTGGCAAATGGCGGTAATCATGCCGTCCACTTTGGCCACTTTGATGTTGTCCAGAAATTGATTCAAAATGCTTCCACCATGATCGGCGACAATTGCCACATGTGCAGGTTTGTTTTTTTCTCCTTCCCACGTATCAACGCAAATGATTTTGACATTGTTTTTTTCTAAATCTTGCAAGCGTTGCGCAAGGTAGATAATCGACTTACCAAGCCATGATCCGACCTCAACAAACGTGTCTCCGTCTTTTAATGTCCTTGCGACATTGTCGTAATGGTCGCGGTAGTCTAGCCATCCGTGGAAGTCTTCGCTAACTGCGATTCCTTGTTCAAATCGTCGCATGGTTCCTTTTCCCATAATGTAACGGTAATCTTCGTTAGACCTAGCATAGATTGCATCCATTTCACCTTTTCCAAAAATAGGATGCAAATGTTCAAAAATAGTATCTCTAGCTTCAATAACAACTCCGTCATCATATGCTTTTTTTGTAAAGTAATCGTCGCTGTAAACGCTAAAAAATTCAGGATGGAACATAAAGCCCTGCTGCTTGTATCTCTTGCTAGTCAAAATAGCCATGCACAACAAGCTATCCGTTCTATGTCCGTCGCTGATTGCCAAGACCTTTGATTCGCTAGTGTCACCGATTGCGTCGATGATGATCTGATCCCAATGCATCGGAGGATTCCAGTCATCGGAAAGCTGGATCAAGATTTCACCTTGCGCTTTCTCTGCCGCCGCGTTCCATGCCGCTACGCTTCCGGCGCTGCCATTTGTAACGACGTGGTTGTGGACCGCCAATAAAGCGCCGTGCATGTCGTCGCCGTCCAGTCCGAAAATGTGTTCGATTGCGTCTGGGTTTTTGGCTTTGTTAAACCATAGCCGCCGCGCTTCGACCGCTTGCTTGCATCGGCCCCGTGTGGCGTGGATCAATGAAATCTTTTTGCCGTTGCGAATGAAATGGTTTGTTTCGATTGCGTCGGCCTGGTCGTAAAATCCATTTGCGCGCAAAGCCATTCCGTGCAGTTGGTATCCGAGATATCCGCTGTATTTCCTGCGAACATTCCAGGCGCTTGATCCGCCGTCTTGGGCCAGCATTGCCGTTGTAATGGCCAGCGCGTCTTTGTTGCGTCCAAGTCCGATGTAGCAAAGGCAAAGCTCACCGTAGGCCTCTTTGCGCGCAGGATCGACCGATAGCGCTTGCAGGTTCATTTGCAATCTCATGTCCACGTTGTCGGACATTTGCCCGGCTGCGATGAAAAGCTCGTATTTCTCAGCCGTGCCGATTGTTGGATCATCGCTTTTTAGCAGGTCACAAACAACATTTGCCGCGTCGTTAATTCTGCCGACCGATCGAAGCGACTGGAACAAATGGAATCTGTGCGAAGATGTCGGATTCTTGATGCTTTCCAAGATTCTCAAATTGCGCTCATCGTTGCGCTCCCTTGTTCCTTCTGGCCGGTGCAAAATCACCGCGCCGTCCACGCTGGCAATTTTTGGATCTTCTGAAAATTGTAGAAACTCATGTATCGGCGATGTCCATGCCGCGTGCTTTTTGCGGATGATGCGCTCCCGTTGTACAGTAAGCTGATCTTCTGGGACGTGATAAGCAAACTGGATACCGTCAAAGTTGTCTGGCATTAAATCAATCGTTTCACGGATGCGCTTAATTGACTCAGGATCAATCACGTCGTCAGTGTCGGCCCACATGATCAATTCATGCGTGGCGTTGTCAAAAGACTGCTGGCGAGCTGCTGCGAAGTTGTCAACGTGCGGCCAAGATGATTTGCTTGTCTCATTGAAATACTCAGGCGCGATTTTTGCTCCTAGTCGTTCTGCAATTTCAATCGTTCGGTCTGGCTCTTGATTGCCAATAGCTCGAACAATTACGATCTCATCAGCCAGCGGCTTGAAGGATTCAATAAAACGGGCAATGTAGTTTTCCACATTGCCCACGATAACGCATAAACTTAGCTTTTCATTTTTCATATTTTATATTTTATAAAGATTTTCGGGAGCCGCTATTTCTAACGGCTCCCGATGCTATGAACACAAACAGAAATCAGGTTGTCGGAGTCGTGAACAATTTCAAGGCGCCAGTCACCGCGGCGCTGTAGCCGTAGAGCATGTGCATGTTGGCGAAGTAAGTGCCAGATGCGCGGGAGTAGTGGCGAGTGTAGAGAGCAGACAAGCCGCTTTCGTCGTCAACCATTTCCTCAATCGCGATGTAGTCTTCAGCTGGCAGGTATTGACCCAACGAGCGCGAAGCAAAGGCAATCGCTTCTTGGCCGCAAGCAAATCCAACGATCGAAGCGGAGTTGCCCGGGATGATGTCGGACGAATAAACATTCATTCCGAACAGTCGGCCAAGGTCGCCGTCTTTGATTGCTTGATTGTCGCCGCGGTTGAAGTAGTTCACAAGGTTGGTGTCACCCAGCAAAGCGCCTTCAATCACCATGTTTCCGATGAAGGAATACTCACCGCGCGCTCCTGCTTGGCGAAGCTGTTTGCGAGCTTCGATCAGTTGAGTTTTGGTGTAGTTAGCCGATGCGGTTGTGATAATGGCCGATCCAAAGTTAGCGGTTGTCAGCAAGCTCCACATGTCGGCAAGCACGGTTGCGCCCATCGATTTGCCAAGTTGGAAGGCCCACTTGTCCCAGCGCCCTGCGTTGCTGGATTCGGCAAGTTGTTGATGCGTAAGGCTCACTGGTGTGATCTTGCGCTTGTCGAGAGTGACGGTGATCGCTGATAGCAATCCGCCGGTCTGCTCCATAACAGTTGAGGACTGCGTGAAAGTCGTGGTCGTGGCGGCTCCGAAAAGGGGAACTACAACGGCGCTGCCTTGTGTGTTCACGTCAGAACTGATGTCAGTTGCAAACGCGCGAATTGGTGTGAGCATTTCGACAAGTTGCTGGAAAGCGGTTTGTGCGAAAATAGTGTCGTTAAATACAGTAGCCATGTTGGTTTAGTTAGTTGAGTTGTTGATTGTTGAAAATTTACTTGGTCAGTTGGGCCTGAATTTCTTTCTTATGCTTTTTGACGTAAGATGTTTTTTCAGCCGGTGAAAGGTTTTTAATATGCTCGATGTGGTCAAACAATTGTGATCCGTTTTCGATGTCGAGCGGTTTGACGATTCCAGCCGATGCAGCAAGTGCTACGGCTTGCAATGGGATTGATGTTTCAAGCTCGGTCACCTTGGCTTGCAATGTTTCAATGTCTGACTTGGCCTGCGCAATTGCCAGATCCTTTTCGGTCACGGCGTTTACGGCTGTGGCTAGGTCGATCTTTACAAGCGCCAATTCGGAAATGGCATTTTTAGCTTCAAGCAATTCGGCTTGATGCGCGCCAAGTTCGCTTTCGTGATTGGCAATGATGTTTTCAAGAGCGCTGATTTTTTCAATCGACTCTTGCGCAGATGGATTTGTTAGACGGTCGAGCAAGCTCATGCCGGAAACTCTAACAGAATTTGTTAGATTGTCAATCATCCGGTTTGCAAAGCCTAGATCAATGCATTTTTCGGCATTCATCCATGTTTCGTCCTTCATCATTTCGCGGATATCATCGACTGGCTTGCCTGTCCGCTCTGCGTAAATTGCCGCAATCTCTGAGCTAAGTTCTTCGCACATGTTTGCCGCTTTGGATAGCTCTTTAGCATTTCCGAACAGGCCCATGCTGACGTCGTGGATCATCATACGGCCAGTTGGCACCATGATGATTTCATCGCAAGCCATGCACATAACGCTTGCCATTGACGCGGCGAGGCTAACAGTGGCTGTGACGTAAACGCCTTTTGCTCGGAGCTGCATGATCTTCGAATGGATCAGGTAGCCGTCAAATACGTTTCCGCCTGGTGAATGCACGTCAATGTTCAACGTGTCCACGGGTGTTTCCATGCTGTTTGTGAATCGACCTTCCGCGTCAACAATGTTAAAAGCGTAATCAATTTCGCTCATCAGTTGCCGACGTGAATATTCGTCAATCTGATCGTCTAATGTAAGCGACGCCGCTTTGTTTTCAATCGTTAAGAATTTCATCCTCTTTGTATGTTTGGTTTGATTTGTCGTCCATCGGCTCAGGCTCTCTCATTTCGTTTGGAGTTAGCATGGCCATTTCTCTTTCTTCGATTTCGATTTCATAACCGGATTCCTTAGATACTTCTTCGGCAACTCTGGCCGCAATTACTTTTCGCATTGCGACGCTGTGCGCCCGTTTTGTGTAAAACTCCTCCTCAGTCATGCCGCGCGCCTCTGTGATCTCGGCGGTGTTGCGTAGTCCTGCGCGCCATTCGTTGACCTCCATAGAGCTTTCTCGGCCATCATCGACCGATAGTCTTGGCGGTGTCGAGAACGTCCAAGCAAACGGATGGTCCAGCAAAGGCACGCGGTTTGCTTCTTGAAAGCATGAATAGGCCCAACTAAAAGCGTTCAGGGCCGCGCGTTTCAATAGCCGCTGACGTTGCGCAACAAAGCGCCGGCATTTGACGATCTCGGCCCGTGAGTCCGTGCCTTGTCCTGCGCCTTTCCAAATCTGATAGGACCAGACTGGAGTAAGGCTCATCCGAATCATGCGGTCTTGGAAGTTCTCCCAAATCTCGCCGGGTGTTTCGTGTTTGACCTGTTCGATCTTGTCGCCGCTGCCTGATTGCATGTAGACGATACCAGGAGCGGGATTGTTTAGGACGAATCCGCCGTCAACGCCGGTGCCGTAAATCGTTGACGGGTCGTCTAGGTCAGGGCCGCCGGTGTCGTTAAAAACAGTCAGGTGCAAGCGCGATACGATTTGTTGCCGGATGCGCTCGTCTTCGGTTGCGGCAAGGCAAGCAGTGATGTCTAGCAATGCGTGGGCAAATGCTGGGACGCCGCGAGATTGATCGCAGAAGTCTGGATCGTAGATATGGATTACGTTTGCCGCATCGATGTCGATGAAGGTTGTCATGTTCTCGCCGGTCAGGATGCGGTAGGCTGCTGGCCGTCCGTTGTAATACTGAATCACCCCGTCGTTGATTTTATATCCTTTATATGCTCCGGTGCTGACGGTTCGGTAGTCGCCGCAATTTCCGACCCGATGCGCTGGGACGATTTGCAGCTTAGGAAAACCGTCGTTTGATTTTACTTTAACCCAAAAAATGTCGCCGTCGCGATCCAGCGCAATGCTGGTCAGCTCTAGCAATTTGTGCCAATCAAAGACGCCGCCGCGTTCGGTGCAGTTTGGATACCACGCTTTACGCATAAATGTTGCAATCGTCTTGCCGTCTGCAAAATCCGATTCGCCGACATAGGCCGGAAGAAAAGCGTCGCCAACTGAATAGTCCGCTTTCTGATCGACCGCGCCCTTGATGACGCCTACGTTGCTGTAAAGCCTCGATGATAAGCTGCGCAAACGCACGTTGTCCAAGGGACTGACCAGCTTGTCAAAGTCTGCATTTTTGATCGGATATACAACGCCTCGAGCGCGGTTGTATTCTGCCGCGTGCATGTAGCGCTGCGGAGCGTATGGCTGGCCGTATTCGTTTAGGATAGACATAATTAAAAAACGGTTGTCGATGTTGACCGCAAAGCGCCGCCATTATCATCGAATCGTAAGATGATGGACAGCATAGCCAGGCGCTGATCCTGTGTCATTCCCTTGCCGTCCGCGACAAAACTGTTTCCATTGCTGTTGCCTTGAATGATTTTCATTCCGGCGCTTGGATCGCTGGCAATTAAGAGCGCCAATGATGCAGCTTCGGCTCGGATTTGTGCAAGCGCTTGCTCGTTGTTTTTTAGGATGTTGTAAATCCTGCGCGCTTGGTCATAGACGGCCATGCCGAATATGTTAGACCCACTCTAACAGATTGTCAATTTTCAGCAAATTCTGAACTTCTGCCAATCGTTGCAGACGCGATGCGGTGTAGCCAGTTGGACCGGATAGATCGAATCCTTGCGCTTGGCCACTGCGCCCTCTAATGCATCGTCGCCGCGCTTGGCGTTGATCTTGGCAAACGTGGTAAAAAACTTGCGTGCTTCGGTTGCTGGGACGGTGCCACACAGGACCGCGCTGTTTGATGCTGGCAATGTGTTCCATGCAAGCGGTGTCATGTAGTTTGCTAGCCACGCCATGCGCTCGGAGTGCGTGCCATCCATGATGACATCGAACACGACAAGCGTGCCGGTGATGCTGCCACGACGTTCAAGCGCCTCGCAATCAAGCCATGTTCCGGTTGGAAATACTCGGCACAATTCCATGAGCGCGGCGGTGAAGTTGTCGGCAATAGTAAGCCGTTCGCCGTGCCGATTCCAAAGCTCCGGAGCGCCGTCTGTAATATGCACAAGCGCTCTCCATCCGTTGAATTTTGGCTGAATTGTCCACGCATCGCCCCACGTTTGGGGCTCGTCTTGGAAGGCTGGCTTGGCTGGGTAGGTGATGCTCACGCGGCAAGAATATGCCATTCTTTGATTTATCGCAATATGTTTTTTCAATTATTTTCATCTCCGCCTTCGAATAGCCGATAGATGCACGCGACCCCGACTTGATAAACTAGGCAGTCCCAAAGATGATTCTCTTTGCTTTTTGTTACCCAGATGCTTTCCTCTTGACCGGTCTTGCGCTGCTTGCTCATCTCTCGCCGTTCTGCTCGGACGTGCTTTTTGAATGCCGGTGATACGTCGCTTGGAACTTCAAAGCGCGCGCCGTCGCCTGACAGTAACCGGCTGGCAATGTCTTTGACTGGATTTGTCGCGATAAAAACAAACTGCACAATCGCGCCCGATGTCGATCTCGCCCGTGTAGTTTTAGAAAACAATCGTTCAATTTTTTTCCCTTGCTTGTTGACGTGCGTATAGCTGCGCCTGATTCCGTCACCTTTAATTCCGCGCCATCCATGCTTGGCTAGCAGGTTGAACACTCGCGGCTGGTCGTAGCCGATGTCTAGCCATACGTCATACGGCTTGATCTTGTATCGTTCTTGGATTTCGCAGATTCCGATTTCATCAGCGCCGTCACCCTGGATAAATCCTTCCCATAGAATTTTAGATCCACCGCCAGCCGTCCATGATTGAACGATTGCCCAGAAATGGAAGCCTTGCACGTCAACGGTCATAAATCGCGCTGGTCGAGCGTGTTCACCCATGCCGATGATTGTTTCTCCTTCGATAGTATCGGCAAACTCGTTCTCCATCTTTGAATAAGCTCCGACCTCGATTTCCTTGTGATCGTCTGCCAGGTCTTCGGCCCAGAACTTAGCGCGGCGCTTTTGCCACCACTGCCGAAAATTATCAACGACGCCGGATTTCAACATCCTGCGCGCTTCAAGGAATCCCAGAACTTCCGCGGACCACGGTATCCACCAAACCGCGAGCGAATCGACATGGAATCCGCGGATTCCGTCTAGCCCGGTGTTGGTTTTCAAATATCCGCCGTTGCCATTTTTGACGTTCGATGATGCAAGCTCCCGCCGGATTGATACGGTGTCGGCAAACGTCGCTCGGCAATTTTTGCATTCCATCTTGGCCGTCCTGCTGCTGGCCTGTTCGTCTACATGATCGTCGACGGTAATAAGATCGAATCGTAAAAAGTCCCATGAATAGGCTTGCTCGGTTTTGCAGCTTTTGCATTTCCAGCCGTATTCTGACATGTCGGATTTCTTCCATTCTTGATCCAGTTCCGATCCTTCAAAGCCGCCTTGTGAAACGAGATAGACCTTTCGGTTCCATCGGTTATGGTGCCGCGCCATAAACTCTCTGACAAGTCCATGATTCCACCGCCATACCTCGTCGCCGTATAGCCAGCGGCAAGATTTTTCTTGAAAGTTAGAAAGGTTTGCGCCGCCGAGGACGAGCGCCATGTGGGAAAAAATGATTTCCATTTTACGCGCGCTGCTCCGGTCGTCGGGAAATAGTGCCGCGCATGGTTCGCAGGATTTCAGCGTGGGTAACAATCGCGTTTCGGCCCAAAACTTCGCGTCGGTGTCAGTCTGGGATGCGTAGAGAAAATTGCCGGGGTTTTCCGATACGACAAATGGAATCAGCGCCTCGGCCAGCGTGGTTTTTCCGCTGCCGGTCGGAGCAATTACGACGACTTGCCGCGTGTCGTAGTCTGCCGCGCATTCTAGCGGAGCTTGCCACCACGGAGTTTGAGAGCAATCGAACGAATTTGAGCGCTCACTGTTTTGGATTTTTACGTATTGCTCGGCCCATTTCCACGGGTGCAGCTTGGTTGGCGGTCTGAATCCAAGGCAGCTAAATTTGATTGTGGCGCTCATTGGTAAAGTTTGTGCTGGGCGTTGCTTAGATTGGTTAGAATCCGCGTCATTTCTTCATGGATTATGCTTTGAATCTTGGCTGCGGTCAGTCCTTCTAGGCGTGGTGAAAAGTCGTTGCTGAACTTCAGCAGCTCAGACCTGGCCGCCGATGCGATCCGGATCATGTCTTCTTTGACTTCGCCAGCCGGCAATAGTTCGCGCGTCTGCATTCTGACCTGCAATCCGACCTTTAACGCTTTGAGCTTTTCATGGTAAATCTTGATGTTGTCAATATCCATGCTGCCAATCAAAAGCCGTTCGATTTGCTCGATGCTTTGTTCGGTCGTTTCGTTAGCTAGCAATGCCTGATCTTGCTTGGATTCCGGCTTGATCTTGGCGTCCTTAGCTATCCGGTGCCGACGTCCGCCTAGATGCTTTTT